TGCTCTTCCGATCTGAAAGAAATATAGTAATATAGCTGTTAAAAAAACGTTATCAATTCCAACTTGGCTAAATACTATAGCAGAGAAAAATGATATAAATTTTTCTCAATTATTACAAAAGGCATTAAAAAAAGAATTAAATATTAATAATTAATTCTTGACATATTTAAAAAAATAAATTATTATAATTAAAAGAATATATTATTGTTTAAAAAATGAGATTAATAAAAGATAGGTATGAGAAATCTATCTTTTATTTTTTTAAAATTCAATCCTTCACAATCAATTTTAAGCCGTTTTATTTTTCAATTAATGTAATTATATGCCTTGATTTTAAGCCATAAAACGAAAAAAAGAGGTAAATTGAAATTAATCAACTTACCTCTTAATTTTTTATCTAACTCCGCCTGTCCATTTAGCAAATCCTATTTTGTAGTTTGAAGTTCCACTTACATTATATCTTACCATTGGTCTTCCATTAAATATTCCAAAACAATCACATTCTTCGTATGGGCTTAAACTTCCTATAACTTTTGTTAAGCTTGTATCTGCATATATAATTTCTTTTGTTGAACCGTTTTTATATCTTCTCACTGGTTCATCACTCCCTTCAACTTTTGGTACTACTACTGTAGTTGTAGCTTGTCCTATTTTATTTGCTACATCATTTTTAAATTGTATCCAAGCCTGTTCATTTCTTACATAGTATCTTGGACATTCTTTTCCTGTCACATCATAATGTCTTATAATTGCATCTATTCTTAAATTGTATCTCTTGCATATATCTGCACATAACTCTACTAAACTGTTATATGTATTGTCGTTGAATTTTCCATCCCAATCTGGGTGACAATCTTCTATTCCTATTGATTTTCTATTCATTGAATAACTACCACTATGGAAAGCTACTTCATTTTCTGGTATACATCTTATTATTTCACCGTTTAAACCGATTATATAGTGAGATGAAGCATATGTCTTATGTGATGTTGCTAAACTCTCAAAATAGTTTCTATTACCTAATGCAGAACTTCCTGCATTTCCAACCCAGTGAACTACAATTTTTTGTATAGTTCCTTGTTTCTCTCCACTTCTTGAATATGGATTTACTGTTAATAGTCTATCTTCTATATTCATTATTCGTTTACCTCCCCTCTTGTATCTTCTTCTGCAAGTTCCATTGTTTCTACAATTTCATCTTCCATAATTATTCCTCCTTATTACTTATTGCTTTTTGTCCTAACAAATATGTACCTATTACACCTTGTACTACTGCAATTATTTGTACTATTTGTATCGCGTATGGTATTGTTATTCCATCAACTGCATTTATTCCTGCAACTAACGCACTTACTATTGCTAGTATATTTGTTAAGTATTTTGCTATTGTTTTTACTCTTTCCATATTAGTTCACCTCCTATACAAATTTACTTAATCCTAAGATAAACGCTATTGCTGTTAATATAATTCCAACAAAAAAAGAAACTACTTTGCTTTTTATTTGCTTTTTAGTTTCTTCATATTCTTTTGCTGGTTTTTCTTCAATTATTTTTAGGCGTTCATTCATTTTGTTTTGGTCTTCTCTCATTGCCTTCATTTCTGTTGCTATTTCTCGCACACTTAGCGTTAGATCATATATGTTTTCAACTTTATTTTCAATACTATCTAATCTTTTAGAATTTGATTTTGAACGTTGCTCATTTTCTACTAATCTTTCAACAACTTCTGTCTCTTGCATTTTCTTCCTCCTTTCGAGAATTTTACACTATCTAATTTGCTATAAATGTGCAATTTAAGTTGTACCAAGCAGAAGTATATGCATTATCTGAAACCCATTCTAGCATAATTCCTCCAGCCGGAGTTATTAGCCACCTACAATATCTAACCCCAGAGCAAAATCCCTCAAAATATATTTGGGTTGCCGGTCTATACCCTTCTGGAAGTTGTGCTATTGTTGTTCCTGCCTTAGTAATTCCTGACACTCCTCCTACAATTGTAACAATTCCATTTTCTTTCTTATAAATAGCTTTTTTAGCAATCCCATCAACTGTTATTCCTGTGGCCAATGGTAAATCCTTCCACTTTTCAATTTTGTATTGTGTACCTGAAGGTAAAGAATCTAAAATTTCACCATTGCCAAATATTATATCTGAATTAAATCTTTGTGCTGATATTATTTGAACATTAGGAGTACGTGAACCACCTGGCAATTTAAAACAAACAGAAAATATACAATTGCTTTCTACTATTATAATATTATCTGAAATGTCAACTCCTTCTGGGTTTAATTGGTTTATTCTTTTAAATTTAACTTTAAAATTGGTAGAATCTTGTCTATTAATTTGCAAACTATATATATCATCAAAATCATACTGTTGAGTTGATGTAATTTTAAAAATTATCGTAGCCGTCTTAAATACAGTTTTCATATTTACATCAAATAATTTAATATATTTATTTGTATACCCTGAAGAAGTATATAAAATATTTTTTCCATCTGGAAAATCTATTTTGTTTTCAATTTTCTTAATTAAATTTTTAAGTGTTAGCATTATATTCCCCCCTTACTACTAATGTTAAAATATCTCCTGTTTCTAACTGCCAATCTGTTGTTGTCTTTATTTTATTGCTTATACTATCTGCATCTCCTATTTCTCTATAATGTCCATCTGTTCCAGCATCATCACTACTTAATGCTAGTCTTTCGGTGTCTAAGTATACATCTAATACTTCTTGTCCAACTTGATAATAACAAGGTAATGTTACTTCTGCTCCTGCATTTATATTAGATGTTATTTTTAGTTGGTAAATGTGTTGTGTTATACTTATTATTTTATTTCTTACTTCTGTATCATCATATGTTGCACCAGGTTCACCCTTTTCCCCTTGTATTCCTTGTTCTCCTTTTTCACCTTGCTCTCCTCTAGGTAATATCAAATTTAAAATTTGATTTGGAGTTTCTCCTGTTATAGTCGCAGATGCTTCATCGCCTTCCTCAACTATACCTATCTGCAAACAATTTGCTGGCCCAGTTTCTCCTTTTTCCCCAACATCGCCTTTAATTAGTGGAATATTCGATACTCCATCTATATGAATAACTTCAATTTCATTGGTAGACAAATCAGTAATCTGATTAACTTCTTGCTCTACATTATCAAGATCATTAATTTCTATAGACATTATTCATCCCTCCTATGAGTTATCTCTTCAGTTAATGTTATAGTTCCAAATCCAAGTGTTTTAACATAATCACCTGATTTCAGCTCTATATCGTATTGATAAGTTCCGTATGGCATATCAGATGTATCTTCCGAATTTAATGTAAAATAAAAATGCCCATTACTATATTCAATATTATCTGGGTATTTTTTATGTATAATTGATTTTAAACTATTTGCACTAGATTTTACAGTAAAATAAATATTATCTTCTGGAGATGGTTCAATTTCTTTACCTAATCCATTTTTTAGTTGAAACTTTAAAACTTGTGTATCTCCTCTTGTAAATTCTAAATCCATGTTATTCCTCCTTCTATTTTAAAAATCCATAAACATTTATCATAGCTCTTACATAACCAGTTCTTGCAGCTCTATTTTTGTCATAATCATCCCATTCAATGTTTTCAGTTGGAACAGCATCAGAAGTTCTTAATTGGAATAATGTTCCCTGACCTGATGTTAAAAAATTTCCAATATTATTACTTATATATGTATTTAATTTTCCTTCTTCACCTGTACAATTAATTGCATTGGTATTATTGGTTATCAATCTATAATCATAATTTTCAGATGCGATTTCCACATTAAATGGTGTTACATTTCCAGTTAATAACTTTTCGTAAAATAAATTGACATTTCTTGAGTAACCCACTTGTTTATCTTTTTTATAACTATAATTAATTGGGTGTAATTGTAGTACCAAGTATGCACTTGTTACTACAAAATTAGAAGGAATAAATACTCCTATATTTATATATTTATAAGTTGATTGGCTAGGAGTAAATATGCTATAGCCTATTTCTTTCCAATCCATAGAAGAAAATGATAAATTTGATAAAACTCCTCCATTACCTATTATTGTTGTTCCATCATGCAATTCAATACCTTCTTTTCCTATGTTTACAACTTCTTCCCCATTAGCTGATAAAACTTGGAGAGAACCATTTGTATTGTTCTCTCCCCCTAATTTTAAAGTTCCACCTTTAATTCTATTGGCGCTTAGCGTACCTGCAGTTATAAAATCAGCATTTATAATTCCATTTAAACTAATAATTGTTTGATACTCTCCATCTATTCCATTACTTGAAATATCTAGTGCATTTTTCCCAATTCTTAATACTGTTTTTGCCTCTTCTAAAACATTTGTATCAGCAATATACATAATTCCATCTTTTTTTACAACATAGCCACTATTTTGTTCAATTACTTCTTCAACTATTTTTTGTATGTTTTCCCACATAGAATCTAATTTGTATTTTTTTATTAATTGTTCTATAGTCTGTGGCATCATACTATCTTGTCTACTTGTTTTTTGTGGTTTTATATCAAAATCCATCTTTTCCTCCAATATTAAAAGCACCTACATTTCTGTAAGTGCTTTATGTTATTCTTATTTTTTATCTTTAAAACAACTTTATATTTTCTTGGTAAAAAAACAATAAGGTTAAAAATATTAATATATAATTTGTTATAATTGTATAATTATCAAAATGTTCATCTGATATGTTTTCTTTTGTTATGACATGCAGAACAGCCATAATTACAATAGAAGCAACTGTCCATATTGCAGTAGGAATTATAGCTAACATCAATCTTACTACTACATATTCAAGAAATTCCAACATAAAAATCACCCTCTTTATTTTTTTATCTATTATACATCTCATCCAATTTTATTAGCATTTCTTGACTTTCAGGTATATATTTATTATTTAACTTTATTTTAAAATCATTTCCAGATTTATTCAAAATTACAAAGTATTCTCTTTTTGCTGTCAATTCTATACCCTTTATATTTTTTAGATTTGTATAATTTAGTGAATATATTATTTTAGCATTCTTTAATATTTTTTCTGTTTTTTCTTCATTTTCTCTTGAAAACAAATATAGTGTTATTATAACAGAACCTATAGTAAAAATCAAACTTAAAAATCCATATTTATCAAAAGATAATATTCTATTTACTCCTATAAATATAGCAACAAATAAAATAATAAACCAAACTCTAACAATAATAAATTTAAATTTATTCATAATATTACTCCTTTTATTTAGATTTTATCATGATTTTTTTGCATAATTTGTCGTATTATGTCAAAAAAGTAATATTATTTTACATATTTGTAAATAGGTATCATTGATTTTGTTTGTATTTTTCCGCTTTTATCTATTTTGAAACCTATATTTTTCAATATTTCTGTTCTTTCACTATAGTTTAGATTTTTACTACTATTTACAAAATTCACTATATCATTATCATAAGTATTTATATCTTCTATTTTACAAATAATCTTCTTATAATCTTGTGACAGTTCTTCATCAGAGATAGAATTTAGATAATTATATACTTTTTGCTTTTTGCTTCCTGATATTGTTTCTCCATCTGTGTCTTTATCGTTTTCAAATGTTTGTGTTTTATATTTTAAATATTGATTAATTGGTAATCCTAACTTATCTACCAAAATTGTTTTTTTATCTTTACTATTAATGTAATTCTTATAAATACTTTCTTTTTCATCTTTACTATAATTAGAATCAACTAATATTTGTATTTTGTCTTTATCTTTTAATTGTTCATTATCTTTAAGTTCACCTTTATCGCCTTTTTCTTGTTTTAATTTACCCGTTTGATATTTAAAATCACTATAACTTTTTAAAGAAATATTAGAATTTTTATTTTTTTCTTTCTCTTCATCTGACAATTCATTCCAATCCCCTTTTATATCTTTATAGTATTGACTGTTATCTATTGTTGCATATCTATCATTCTTATCTAATTTTTCAAAATTAGATAATTTGTTTTCTACTATATCATTTATTTTTTTTTGTATATTTCTTACTTTTTCTTTTTTGTCTTTATCTGATATATTTGAGTTCTGAATTTCTCTTTTTTGTTTATACAAATCTGACATTTCTGTTGATTCATTTGTAAAATATTTATATTTTATTTTATCTTCATCTGTAGCATTTAAACTATTTTTGGTCTTTTCTAGTTCTTCTGTTTTACTATAATATTCACTCACATTTTTATTTTTCATAACTGAATCTGTGGTAAACTTGTCTTCTAAAATATTATTTTCTGCTTGTGGTGTCATCATTGGTAAAATCATATCACCTATACCACCTGAATATTGATCTAGTACATAATTAATTTTTTTAGGACTTATTTTTAAATTTTTACCTAAAAATTTACTCAATTCATCTGTACTCTCATCGTATTGTTCCGCAACAGGTAGATTTTGTAATCTTGTATTCACAATGTCACCACCAAACCATGATTTATTATCAATAGTTTGTTTTATTGGTGCAATAATATTGTCTGTTATAGGATTATTGGGAGCTAATTGATTTATGGTTGTATCAACTAATGATTTCCAATCAACTTCTTTGCCTTCTATTGTTTCTAATGTTCTTCTTGCTACTCCTCCTATAACACTTGATACTCTTCCCTTTGGAATCCTAAAGAATTTTCCATCACCCAACTTAAATAAAAAATAATTATCCTTAGTATAATCAGGTAAATCCTCATAGTCATCATCATCGCCTAACAACAATCCATTTATTATAGCAGGTGTTATTTGATATGCAGTTGCTTTTAATATCAAATTAGCATACCCCTTCCATCCATTCTTGCCTGATACATTTCTATATACTTTATCAAGTCCTTGAACAGATGCATTTAAAAAGTTAGCACCATATTTATTAATAGCTTTTGTTATGTCTCCTCCTCTTTTAAAGTTTGTTGTAATATCTGCTGCATTATATAGTGCTTCATCTATACTTCCTTTATGTTCAATTGTTGAAATATATTCAGCAAGTCTGGGTGCTTGTTCTAAAACTTCATTTACATCTTTTATTTTATTCACAAATTTTTTAACTGGATTTTTGGTTTTTGCTGGAAGTATTCCTTTATTATAATCGAAATACGTATTCGCAGTTCCTCCATTATTTTTATAGCTTTGATACCAGCTACCATCTGTTGCAATATTATATAATGCCTTTGTCCAATTTTTAACAAATGTTGCACCATTATATTTAGAATTAAATAAAGCATCTTGAAAATCTTTAATAGGATTATTCATTGCAAATCCAACACTATAAGTAGTCAATAATTCTCTCTGTGCTTTTGACATTTTTTCTATTGGAGTTAATATAGCTTTTGCAACTTTACTATTATTAATTTTATTTTGTAGAGTATCTTTAGAAAAAGCACTATATAATTCATCACTTATTTTAAATTGTGTCATCTCACCATCTTTAAAAATAGTAAATGTATTTTTTCCTTTTCCTTCACTATCAATTACATTACCAGCTATTGTTTGCATTGCCACTGCATCAAAATCAATTCCAGAAGTAATAGTTGAATCCTTCCCTAATGTTTTATATAATTCAATTCCGAGATTATTTATCCTTATTGCTTTTTTTATAGCCATTGTTTGCTCTGCCATGCTTTCCTTTACTGATAGTATATCTAAATTACTTTCAGTTGCTTTTTTTAATACATTTCCACCTACTCTGTCATCTTCATATTGTGATATATTATCTGTAATATCTCTAAAAGTTGGCACATAATCTCCATACATTTTTTTTAGGTTTTTGTATGTTGTTTCTGATACCAAACCATTACTAACTAAATCTTTTATATTATTATCATTATATTTACTTACATCTTTTGCCCATTCTTTAAATTGTGGATATTTTTTTTCATAACTGTTAACAATATTTTGTGAATATGTTGCTGAAATTTCTTTTCCAAATATACCTTTTTCATGAGCATATCTTGATATGTTATGTTTATTTAATAAGTAATCTTCAAATTCTTTAGATACATTCATATCTTGAGCAGGTTGAAAAATATCAATTATTGATTTTCCTACAACTTCTCCTTTAGAATTTATTTGATTATCACCTATAGAAATTTGAGATTCATTAAAAGTATTCATTGTTCTATCATATAAATATGTTAAATTTTTATTTCCTTTTTTTTCTGCTAATTTATCTATATAATGTCCTTTATTAACAAATTTTTGTGCTAGTGTATCTTTTATTTCTTTTATACCTACTTTTTCTTTGCTTCTTTTTGCTTTTATATAATCAATTGTAGGACTATTTTCAACACTATTTTCTCTCAATTCATTTTGTAATTTCTCACCTTCATCAATTGTGGCTATATTTACCTTTTTTGTTTCTTCTTTAATTGCATCTAAATCTGATATTTTGCTATCATTGGCTATTTGAGCTGATGCTCTATATGGTTTTATATCATCCGTTTTTGTATTTTCTTTTGTTGGTAAATTATATTCTTTTAAACTATTACCTGTTCCTTGTTTTTTATAGTTATCCTCTACAAATTGTTGCCAGTCTTTTATTCCTCCCAATACCAATCCGTTATTTTCACTAGTATTTGATGAATTTTTATTTTTATTGCTTTCAGTAAATTCATTAGATACCTCCTCATTACTAATATTACTTAAATAATTATACAATCCTATTTTCATTTTTTCAAGTATACTTGTATTAACATTTGCGGATTTTGGCATGATATTACTTAGATCTTTTCCATTATATTTTTCTTCAATCATTCTTTTAGATGTATCTCTAGCTTCTATCTCCCCAGGATTATTTTTATATTTTTCTTTTCCAAATTTTATAGAAGTTCCTCCTGCAAACCCTTCTATCTTCTGAATCGCATGTTGTATCTCATGAATTAATGTGCCTTCTGCATTTGATATATCATTAAATCTATTAATATCTATAGTTAATTCATCTGTAAATCTATTGTATCTTCCATTTAGTCTACCATTATTTTTTGTATTATTAGAGTTCATATCTTCAATTTTTACTTTGTAGTCTCGTAATTGAGGGTACATTTCAAACAAAGTGTTATGAATAAGAATATCTTTTAACTTAAATTCTTGACCAACTTTATAATTTTGATTTGCTATTTTCATATCTTTATCAGAAAAATTAAATTTCATTTTTCCTGTAACTTTGTCTTTATACCAACCTGTTTCTTTATAGATTTTTTCATTACTTTCTTTATTTTTTGCCATTTGTTTTGCTTTATTATAACTGTTATATGCTTCTTGGCTTAATTTTGGTTCTTTTATATTTTTTAATGCTTCCTTACCAGCAACAGAATATTTTAAATTGCTATCATATTTACTAAATTCTTGATTATAAGCTGTTTCAAATTTATTTCTTATATCAGTCCAAAATATTTTTTCATTTTTACCACCAGTAAATTTATTTAATTTATCAATTACCCAATTATATATTTTCTTTGCAACAGATTTATTTTGATTAACAAGTCTATTTACATATTCTTGATTTCCAAGTTCTCTCTGCAAAATGCTCATAGTTGCCTCTTCATCAACTATTTTATTAAAATTTTCATCTGATATTTGTATATTATCATTTTCATATGCCTGTTTATATGTATTCTCTAATGACTTTCTTGCATTCTCCCAGTTTTCTTTTTTGCTAGCATCTTTCAATATCATATTTTGTACTTCATTCAAATCTAAATCATGTCCTAACTCATGTATTGCAAGTTCTTGAACCCTTGTGTTAGTATCTTGTGTTTTAGGATTAAAAACTACTTCTCTATCTGCTACATTTCCCTGTTCATCATATATTGGCTTCCATACAGAAAAAGCATCATCATTGTTTTTAAAAGTATTTTCATCAAAATATGCATTAATACCTCTTCTATCAAACATCTGCTTTATTTCTTTCAAATCTTCATTTTTATAATCTATATTATATTGTTTTGCACTTTCGTCAAAATTTTTCATTTTTGCTATTTTAGTATTATTGTTTTCTACAATATCCGATTTTTGAATATTTTGATTTTGAGTTGATATAATTTGTTGCCCCTGAGTTTTAGATTGATTCTGGATTGCATTTTGTTGCATATTTTGATTATTACTTATTACATTTTGTGTTTGATTTGATATGTTGGTATTAATATTGTCTACCACTGTTTCTGTATGATAATTTTTGTATTTATTTGTTTGTTGAATTACACTATCTTGAATCATTTTTTCAACATCTAATTCTTTAGATGCATCTTTTATTGCCAATTTTATTTCTGTATTTGACGGTGTTTTTCCATTATTTATCTTTTCTACAACAGCTGCACATGATTGTATTCCCATATTACCACCACCAACTATAGCGCCAACTAATCCTCCATTAATTCCCGATTGTAACATTCTTTGACCCATATTATGCCAATCAGATTTTTCTTTTCCTCCTATTGCTCCAGCAACAGTTTCTTGTATTGGTTCCATTATTGCTTCTTGTATAGCATTATCAGCAATTCCTATTCCATAATCTTTCAAAACTTGTTTAATTGACGTTTTAGCAAGTTGCTCTGTACCTTTTTTTGCCGCTTCTTTTCCTGTTTCTTTTATAATACTATTAATTGCTGTACCTGCTTTTTTAAAGTTACCAACTGTTACTCCTTCAGTTATACCTTCCATAATTCCCATCATAGTCCCATAGGAAAATGCTTGTTCATCTGTCATACCTCTTTCTTTGGCATCATCTATATAACTTCCCCCTGATGATGCTGTAAAATAAGTTGCTCCTAAAACTGGATTCAAACTACTTGCAACCATTCCAGGTATCATATTTCCTATTGACGGTGCAAGTTCTGCTAATTTTTTAGAAACTGAATTTCCTTGATTTTCTATATTTTTTTGTATTTTTTCTTGGTCTTTATTAATTGATGATTGCAATTTTTTATCCATATTAAATCCAAGCTTGTCTTTTACTTCTTCATTAATATTTTTTAATTTTTTCAACTGTTCCTCTGTTAAATAATTAGGCAAATCAGTTAATTTTATTTCATTTCCGTCTTTATAATATCTTGCTCCTCCGTTTATATTCTCTCCAAATTTAGTTAAATATTTAAGAGATTGTTTTGTTCCTGATGTAGCTCCTAGCCATGTATTTTCTACAGTTCTTCCTGTATCATTCCCAAAATTTCCTATGTTGTTTTTTACTATTCCAATGCTTCGTTCTGCATTTTCTTGTATTTGATTCCATATATTATTTTTCTCATTAAAATTATTCGAAGTTATTGAATTACTCATATTTTCTTTAGAATTTATAATTTTAGAATAATTATCATTAAAATTTGCCTTTGCATTAGATATGAAATCTTCTACATTCTGTTGTACTTTTATTGCATCTTGTTCTTTTTCTTTATCGTTTCTTCCAGCTATATCTTCTATAATCTCCCAAATTTTTTTAAGCATATACTATCACCATCTTCCCATTAAACTATTAAGTATTTTCATGCTACCTATACCAATCTCACTGCCTACATCAGCTGCATTTTTTAATATTCGTTGTAGCCTTGGATCAGTTTCTTCTGTTATATTACTATCAGATACCTTTAGTCCACCTGTGCTCTTGGTTGACTTTTTACTACTTTTAGAACTACTAGCCGAACTAGATTTTTTTTTTGACAATTCATATTGCTTTTGCCATTGATTATCAGAAACAGCAGCTCTCTCTTTTTGATAATCAAAATTCTTTTGCCATTGACTATCAGAAATAGCATCTCTTTGTTTTTGATAGTCAAAAGATTTTTGTTTCCATTGATTTTCGATTTCATTTTGCCTTGCCTGTTGGTCAAAGGTTTTTTGCCATTGATTATCAGAAACTCTATCTCTTTCTTGTTGATATAAATATTGTTCTCTATTTTGTCTTAACTCATAATTTTGTGTTAATAATTGAGCTTTTTGTTTGTATAAATCTAATGCTGCTTGTGCTTGTTGTACACTTCCATTTTGCCTTGCTTGTTGAACTTTAAAATCATAATCACTTTTTAAATCTCTGGCATTGTTTAAAGTTTCTGTTACATTTTTCTGATAAGTGTTATATAACGCTGTTTGGGTTGTTTCTGCATAACCACTATGAGCCAAACCTTGTTGTGCTAATTGTTCTGCATTGGCTCCATATTGGTTTGCTTGTTTTTGCCAATTTGAATACAGTCCTTTTGTTGTTTTGGTCGTATCTCGTTCAATTTTATCTTTTTCTCGATTTAATTCATCAACTTGCATTTGAGTTTGTTGATTTATTAACTCATTCTGTTTTCTTTCTTGTTCATTTATTAAATTATTCTGTTGATTAGTTAATCTATCAATATCTTCATATCCAGTAGCCATATATACTCCTTTCTAACTTGTTCTTTTCCACATATAACATGTAATATATGGTTGCAAGTTATTGTGTGCTCCATTTCCTCCTGTATTATTCATATTACTCGCTGTAGATCTATATCCGGTACTATTTTCAAAATGTGTTCCCCAACCATAATCCATTTGTCCTGTATCAACCATTGCAAACTTTCTTGGATTTCCAAAATCATGATTATGAGAAGGCATCTCTGCTGTTGTTAACTTGTGTGTTTTTTCTCCACCAGTCTTTTCAACTGTTTTAAAATCATTATCTGATGCATTTACTCCTACAGGTACTCTTCCTGTTCCCCATGCTACCCATGTTCCTCCAAAAAAAGAACTTGGATTTGTATTTTTTACACTTAAATAAATTGAACCTACTGGATACATTAATTTCCCTACTGTCTTAATATCTGAATTAAATGCTGTATTTAATACTCTATGTTTTATCTTTCCTTCACTTAATACAAGCACCCATGTGTCATTTTCATTATTGGTATTTACATCCCATGTAAAACCATTGATTTTTCCTGTCAAGTTTTGTACAGCTAAATTTCCTGTTATAGTTCCCCCAGTTTTGTCTAACTTTTTATTAAATAATTTATCTAACTCATCTGTTAACACTTCATTTATATATTCTTTTATTTTTATTGAACTTTCATCAAATTTCTTTTTTAATTCTGCAGTTTCTAATGTAGGACTGTCTGGTAAATTTTCTATAGTATTTAAATTTTCTTCTAATTTCGTTAACGCCATATTCCCCTCCTATTTTTTTATATATCCACCAACAAAAGCTTCTATAGTTGAACTAAATATTCCAAATGGTTTGTCTTTTTCATCACTATAAAATTTAAGCGATAATTCATTTAATTTTTTTTCTTTTATTTTATATAAAACATAAGATTTATCTGTTGTAATAAAACTAAAGTTTCTAAAATCTAAACTTTCAAATGAAAATCCATTGGCCGATTTTCTTGTTGTGTATTTATATTCACTTGATTTGTCTGTTCTTCTGGCAATTTTTATAAGCCCATTAGGTATTGTTTTTATTTTAGCTAAACCACCACGTTTATTTGTGGTTTTTAATTGATTATTATAACCAAAATTGTCCATTGGAGTAGTCCAATATGAAATAATTGTTTTTCCATTATCATTAGTACCTTCTAAAATAAAAATAGAACCATTATCGGTTCCAATATATAATTTATCATTATATTCCTTTAATAATATAGGATTTATGTCTGTAAAATCCCAATAAAACCATTCATACCCAAAACTATCTAAATTAGCATACTTTTGTCTACTATCAGCTAAATATATCTTACCATTAACAAGAATCAATAAATAGCCTTGATATTCTGTCATCATAGCATCTTTATAATTATTCTCATTTGTCATTTTTACATCTACCATAAAACTTCTGTGTGCTATAGCCTGTTTGCTATCTATTTTCTCTGTTGATATTCCTTCTAATCCATATCTGCTCAAATAAACAATATCATCTTGAAAATTAGTACTATCCACATAACATCCAACACTAACATTTCCTTGCTTAGTTGGATATATCTTTCCGTGTTCTAAATCCAATGTCGGTTCATGATAAAAAACATTTGCATTATTTTGATCTAAATTCTTAAAAATCCATAACACATTATTTCCAACAGTCATTCCTGTTATTGAAGAATCACTTGAACCATCTTCATAGTAACTCAAGTCACTTATATAAGCTGGATTGTTTAACTCAGAATGAAATACCGCATTTGGAAAATCTGGATTACCCGTAAAAAACATTCTATTATCAAATAACAATGCCTTAGTGCATTTATTTATTCTATCTTCATATCCACTTATGGTTTTAGAAAATGTAATAAAAACATTATCTTCGCCACTTAAATTTGGTTTAGATGGTGCTGTATTAAAAGTCACTTTCCCATTTACCCTGTCTACCGTAAAATTTGAATTTTCTGTCTGCTTTTTGTTATCTACAGTTACAGTTACCGTTGTACTATCTATATTTTGTGCATCTAAATAAAATATCTTTGATGTACCATCTCCAACAAAACTATTTATTCTTTTAGGTTGTAACAAATTAACATCTTGTAAGGTTTCTCCACCTCCCATATTCCCCGCTGTTCTACTAATTGTAGTACGTGGTACAAATGCTTCATCTTTTACTTTTTTTAATATTGTACCATCATACACAAGATAATTTTTTCCGTCATTTATATATAATTTTGAATCAAGCTTGTTATACTTGCTTCTTTTATTATTCATATCCGCATATAATTGTTTCAATGTTTCTGAGGTCGGTTCACTTGGAAAATTACTCCATTCATATAATACAGTACCTGAATGTATTAAAGCTTTCGTTAAACTAAATATATAAATACCATTAATTCTATTACCTATTTGTGCTATTTTTCTATAACCTGGCCTAGTTTCTATGCAAGTACCTTGAGCATCTCGATAATTCTTCCATACATTCAAAGCATCAGGACTTCTTGTTATAGAAACCAATGTTGGTTCATTTAAAAAATCTACTCCTGAAAAATCAGCATAAGTTCTTTTTATTCCTGTGGCCATCTGTTTTCCTCCTAAATATCATATTCTGGTTCATTTAATACAACTGTAGGTATATTTTTTCTAGTATCTAACAATTGTAGTTTTCTTTGATATTCTGTTGCAAAGGCTGTATAATCAGCACTTGGATCAGTTTTTAATATATCATCAGCCACTTTATATGGTAATAATGCTTGTGCATCATTATCTAATTCTAAATAAAAATCATCCATTGTTTCTTCATTTATGTCCTGTGGATATTTATAATATTCTAATATCGTTGAACCAGGAATATTGTCATTTAAATATATTTTTTTATTTATTGTATAGTATTCTGCAGTTATTGGCTTATTGTTTTTATCTAATGCATACACATTTTTTATTTGGTATAAATCAGCAGGAAGACTATATGAAGTATATTTGTCTTTTTTGTTTTCATCTGGTATTTCATTATATAATTTTGTGGCTATTATCTTTTTAGTCATTGCTAATTCTTGATATGCCAATTGATATAAAAATGGTAATCTTAATGCTATATCGTCATTTTCTGTTTTTTTTACTAAATCAGGTGCATATTCTTCTATTAATGCCAAAGTTAATTTTTTATTTTCACCATATGTCATTCATTTTCCCTCCAAGTTTGACAGATTCGAACTGTCTATTGTCCTTTTCAACTTGATAAAAAGAGGGGAAATCCCCTCCTTAATTATGGTAATTCTACTGCTTGTATTGTAATATCAGCACTTTCTCCTTTTATTATTACTTCTCCCTTATTTTCTCCTGATACATTTACAAATTTACCAGATTCAATAACTATTCCATATGTTTTTCCTGCTGGTATGGATATTTCTAAATCTTCTACTCCTTGCAAAGAATTGCCTTTTATTATAGTTGCTTTTTTAGCAGCACTTGCATTTCCGTTTGTAATCATAAGTAATATTCTACCATCTGATTGATTTGTGTAATCAACGCTTGCCCCTTCAGTAGCATCTACAGCTACAGCGCTTATCACCTCTTTAGCTTCATTTCTTATTAATTCTGTATTAGTTATTTTAGCTATTGCCATATTCTATCACTCCAATCTTATTTTTAATATTTTATTTTTGGTGGCATCTTAATACTGCACACTCTTTTGGTCTTACCATTTTTCCACCATATGTATTTAATCCTTTTACTGCTTCGGCAAAACCTTTTTCTGGTTCATATGGTTTTAATTTGTCAATACCATTGCAATAAGCAAATGCTTTTGATGTTTTAACTATTATATAGTCATCTGTTCCATCATTATATGCATTATTTGTCATTTTTACTTTGGCATTATTGTATAAACCTAAAACTCCTTGTGCTATTAATTCATCGTTATTTGTTTTTAATTCTATTAATTTATTTTGGAACAAACTATAAAACCAAGGTGTTAAGTACATAGTAACCTTGTCTTTTGTACTTACTCCTTGGTTCCATAATTTAACAAATAATTTATCAATAGCTGCTTTAGCTTCTTCAGCTGTTGAAATTTCTGTTGATTCTGTTTTATAACCTGCATTTTTTGCCATTTGTGTTGCACAGAATATATCTTCTTGCTCTGCCATTCCTCTTGTAGTTTCTTCTTGTAATGCTTCCATTACTCCATCCATTGATTGAGCTTTATCTATATCATCAATTCCATAATTAAAATAATCAAATTGATTAATATCTAAATATGTTGAAGCATCTGGTATTTTTTCAGCTGAGTCTATATCTTTATTAGGAATATATTTTTTAATAGTTGGTCTTCCAACATTTAATATTTTTACTCTTTTCCCTTGTCCCGCATCTCCTTCAAATTTAAAATCACAATCTTGTTTAAATACTGTAAATTTTGGTAATTCATGTTGTATGTATTTTGACCATACAACTGGTTTAAAATTTGCATAACTCATTTTATATCTCTCCTTTATTTTTTTATTTGCCCCATTTTTTCATTGAAGCCATAACATTTTTAAATATTGTAGGGTTGTCCAAATCTTTAGAAGTTAGTTTATCAACTTCTTCAGATGTGTAATATTTTTTTACTTTTGATTCTCCTACCGTTGATTTAACACTACCTGTACTAGCAGGTTTTTCTACTTCTTTATGGTTTAATTTTGCATATAAATCATAAATATCAGTAATAGAAGTATCTGAATTAAATTTCTTAGAAAACTCTTTAAATTCTTTGTCTTCTAATATTTTTTCATCAACTCCCTTGTCTTTTAGTTCTTTTAATTTCAACTCACTAGATAAATAACTACCTAATTCCATAAATTCCGCTTCTTCTCTTTTACTTATTTTTTTACTTTGTTTTAAAGAAGCTAATTCATTTGCTCTACTTTGAATTTCATCAAATTCAGCAGAACCAATTAAATCTTGAGCATCTAATTCCCCTAATCTTTCAGAATCTCTATTATTAAATTTTGATTCATATTTAGGAATATCTACTCCTTGTTCTTTATAGAAATTATTGACTTTTTCAAGAATATCTTCATCATCACTAGCACCTAATCCAGCACGAATAGTATTTTCGAGTTGCTTATATCTTTCAATTTCTTTATCTTTTTCTGCTAATTGCCTTTTGGCTTTTCTTTCAACCCTTCCTACTCTTGATTTGACTGCATTGTCAATATCTTCTTGTGTTAACTGCCTTTCTTCTTGAGTTTCTTGTTCTTCTTGAGTTGTTTCAGTTTCAACAACCTCATTATCAATATTTTCTACATCCATATTTTCATTATTTGGCATATGTAACCTCCCATTTAAAGTCCGTCGACTATTAATTCCTAAAAGCTTTTTTCCCGTCTTCATCAGTTTTGGACAATAAAAAAAGAGCTTATTGCGCTCTAATTAACTTGATTATTTAATTGCTGATTATTAAGCATGTCTGCTTCTTCAGGAGTTATTCCTGCTTGCTGTTGATTTTGTATTTCTTGCTGCGTCATTACTTGTTCTATTGCTCCATTTAATGCATTACCTTGTTTCTCTATATCTGTAATTACCTTATTTTTCTCTTCTCTTGTTTTTAATATTTCTTTTAGTTTTGATTTTGGCATTGTAGAATCTTCTGGCAAAGCATTAACATATTCTTCAAATGTTATTTGTCCTGCACTTAATAAATTCTCAAGAGAAACTTCCATAGCATATTTGTCAAATGCAGACTTTGGAGTAATATCAATTTTTAAATCTAGTTCTAATTTATTTAATTCCTCATAATCTAAAATATATTGTGTATCATATGTAGTATCATTAGCATAATCTTTTTCTTCTTTAGTTAATTTAATTCCGTCTACACTATAAGCCTTTAACATTTCAAACCATATTCTTGCAATATCTTCTATAAATGTTTTATATGCTTCTACCTGAGAATTAATTGGCTGTTGACTTGCTTGCTGAACTGCTAATATAGCTTTCCCACTTGTTTGTGTTGGATCTATATTTCCAGTTACATTATCTCCTGCTCCAGCTAAATTTTGTGTATCATCAATCAACTCTTTTTGTAAATTATATGCATCTGTACTCATCTGAGCGGGTTTTAAGTAATTGACAACCTTATTTACATCATCAGCATTTAATTCATTTAATTCTATTGTTGTTCCCACACTATTTAAAGCTTTTGTATTTTTTATATATTTGGTATTTGCTACCAATTTTGGAAATGCACCCAATTTCACTGCCAAAGCCCTTCTTGTAGCAGTCTTATTTATTTCTATTTGATTTGGTATTAAATATTCAACTTCTCCCTGTCCTCTGCTGCTTCCTTTTACTCTTATCCAATTATAATGTGCTACAGGATAAAGCTTTATTTTTAGATTACTATCATTCATTACATTTGCTAATCTAGTACATTTTTTAGCCCATATTGTTCCATCTTTTTTATATAATTTTAATAATACTAAACACATTGGACTTATTTCATCTACTCTTTTATCTTTTCCTGCTTGCTCGTGGTATTCCTCATCAGGTATAATCTTTTCAAGTTCTTCGTCGCTCATTCCATTTTTCTTTGCTTCCTCTTTTACTTCGTCGACTGTTCTTCTAAAGGAAATAATTATATATGGTTGTGTTTGAATATTATCATCATTTTCATTGCCATAATATATATTCGTCTTGTCCACTTGTTCTGGTACTATATTATCATTATCTTCATAAAAATAAACAATTCCTTCTGAGTCAATACATGCATCATCAACACAATTTCTAACAATTTTGTCAACTTGATTCTTTTCCCAAGTTCTATTTGCAAATCTGTTTAAACTATCGCATAAATCCTGTAATTTTCTTCTTTCCGTATCATTCTCATAGGTATCAGAATTAAAATAAATTTGATATGAATTTGTTTTTACTACTCCCACTTTATATTTAACAATGGATTGTATTATATTTAATGTAATAGGCTGTATTCCACCTAATTTTGCATTTTCCCATTGATTTCCCAAATAGAACTTGAAGTTCTTGTCAGTTTTATTGTACAAATCCTGTCTATAATTATAGTCAACTCCTTTTTGATATTCATTCCATACATCTGTTACTATATTTTCTCTTTTCATAAATAAATCTCCTCCTGACTTGTTGGAGTTCCATCATAATTATCTAGATTCCTTAATGCTTTGCTTAATTTTTCTCCTTCTTTTTTCTTTTCATTTTCTTCTTTTACTGTTTTTATTGAATGTTTTATTTTTTCAGGCACCGAAGGTATTTCCTCTGTTTTTCCTATCTTAAAACCAAAATAAAAGCCTGTTATTAAACAGACTATTGGTAATATTGTATATATTAAATTAATCATTTTTCTTACTCCTCTTTTTTGTTTTCTTTTTAATAGTAATTTTCTTTTCTTCTTCTCTTTGCCTTATTTTTTCTCTTAATACATTTTTTTTCATAGTTTCCCTCCTAAAATACTTCTATTTTACTTCCATAATCGCTTTTAATATTATCTTCATCTATTTCAAATTCTTTATCTATAAAAGCTTTTATTTCTTCGTTCTGTGATATTATTTTTTTCATTGTCTGTTGTGGTCTTACATAATAAGCTATAGCCAAAGCCATAACTAAGTCATCATGATAGCCATCTTCCGCTTCCGCTCTGCCATTCCTGTTTACTATAAATGTTAGCATTTCTCTTAATGTATCTTTATCATTAATTTTTTCAACTTCGTCTTTTACAATCTCTTGTAAATTTGCTAATATTAATGGCCTTGTTATTGATGTTGTCTTAAATCCAAATGCCTTTTCGTGTTTACTTATGTATGTATCTTCTTTTTTTCTAACATACATATTAGGATAATTTAACTCTATTAATTTTTGTACGGGGTATGTACTGAAGTTACATTCAGGTCCAAGCAATGCTTTATTATAAAACATACCTAGACAATATATTTGTTTAACGTATTCTATTTCATCATATTGCTGTTTTAATACCGCAACTTGCTCTCCTGTAATATTGTTGATTACATGTGCTGTAAAATAATCTGATCCTTCTCCAGCTGTATCTCCACCAATTACGTATGGAACATTGTTTTCAGGGTATTTATATATCTTTATGCTTCCTTTTTCTTCTTCTTTGAATTTTCTACCTCTTATTCTTATTCCATCATAGAAACAAGAAAAAGAGCCCTGTATAATTGGGTTCTTGCCTCTTAATTCATTTATTCTATTTATTATATTCTGTTTATTAAAATAACATTTACCAGTTGATAAAAATGCTTCTTCAGGACTTATTGGGTATTCTTGTTTAAACTTATCTACATCTCCTCCACAGTTGTTTTTTATACACCATCTTCTCCATTCCAATTGTTCTAAAGAAACATTGTATAACCTTTGTAGTTCTATTTCTTCTTGTGTTAATTGAAATCCAGTATATTGCATTTTATATTCTTCTAATTCATTCCAGCCAACAAATAGTGGATAAAAATCGTTTTCTCCTGCTACTGCTTTGTCCCATAATTCTTTAAAATAATCAAATCCATTCGCTGTACTTTCTATTATCACGATGCTCTCAGGAATATTAGGAACTGCTTGTAATAATCCTAATAGTGTGTCTTGTTTATTCCCTTCCCAAAAAGCTAATTCTGATAAATGTAGTGCTGTAAATGTATCAGAACGTCCAATTCCTTTTCCTCCTGCTGTCATACATTTTATCTTACTATCAAGTCCTGTTCCTTCTTCATTATTAAATACTAATTCTTTAGCATTTGATTTTTTTTGTTCAGGTTTAATAGATTCTGGTAAATATTCTAACATTCTTTTACTCATATTAAACAAGTTTGTCGTGCTATCTTCTTTGTGTGCTACTATACCAGCATTATAATTATGATTTGTAACAACATTTTTAAATATAATTGACTCTGTTTCTGTACTAAATCCCATTTGTCTAGCTTTTAATATTATTATTCTTATAGGCTTTTTTTCTTCATATAGTTTTTTAACAACATTATAATATTTTAATTGAGGTTCATTTAGCTTTAATGGAATTACATTGCCTTTTTTATCCCTTATTTTTATATAAGATTCTATGTATTTTTTTGTATTAATACTCATTGCCTTCAACTCTTTTTATATATTCTTCATACGAAGTATCTACATTTATATTCTCTTGTTTATCTTTCCATCCAAAGTTATTCTTTAAATTAAAGATTATTCCTGTTGTTCCGCTATCTGTTATTAAGTGTTTTTCTAAGTAATTTTCTACTCTTAACTTTGCTTTTTTTATTGTGTCGGAAAATTCTTCTTTCTTAGCATATTCACACAACGTATCTCTACAAATATCAAGAGCTATACACAACCCAGTTATTGTATATGGTTCATTTTTATTATCACACTCTTTAAAGTATTTATCTATTTTTTCTTGTAGTTCTTTTCCCCCTGTTATTTTATTTGGTCTTCCTCTTGGCATTTGTTTTCACATCCTTTCTTGGTCTATATCTAAAACAATAGTCATAATGCTTGCACTCATCGCATCTTCTTTGCATACAATTTGCATAGTTAATTTTCTCGCTCATAATACACACACTTTGTACATATTACATCTCCATTTTGAAAAACTCTTATTTCACAATCGTTCTTTGTTTTATTTTTGCATCTTGAGCAGTGTTCTTCTTTGTATTTTTTTATTCTTTCTTGATTAGTCATATGTACATCTCCTTTTATTTTATATTTCGACACATTTTGACATGTTTCGCACTTTTATTTTGCTATAATATTTTTACTTTACATAGAAAGGCGGTGATTGTATGATACCTTTAGGTCATAAAAAATTTGATAGCTTCGTTGAAATATGCAACAATATGGATTGGCATCAAGTTGTTTCAAATGACAGAAATGTAGATGAAGCAACTATAAAAGCTAATGCAGAAGTTACATTAGCAATTTTACGTGAGTTCTACGATTGGGCTTTCTCTCAACACTAATAAGCCGTGATAGACTCAAGTATATCATCAATAAATTTAGCATTATCAACAGGTTTAACAATACGTTTTTTAGCACCAGTTGTTTTTACAACTGGTGTTTCTTTTTTATTCTCAATTAATTCAATTAGTTCTTGTATTGTACATTCTATTTTCATATCTTTTCCTCTTCTCTTTTATTTATAAACACTACGAAATATGTAAGTTATATATAATTGCACTCTAGAACTAAACGGCTTATACTTCATCTAATAGATTACTTTTTGCCACTCTGCTCTCTATATATGTTTACATACTTCGCACTATTTACAAATATTAATTAGAACTCGCTAGGAAAGTTCTGTAAAAATTTATATAAAAAAATAACTTGAAAGGAGGTCTGCCATATCAAATAAACATAACAAACTTTATATTATCAGTTACCTAGCATACTGGTAATAACTAATTAATTTTCATAGAATACTTTTTTCCCATATTCTACTGCTACTTGATGTTCTATTTTACATCCTCTCGCCTTTTCCCAGTCTTTCATAAATACTACCCCATCTACTTTTCCTATATATCTTATTGATTGAGATAACATATATATTGCTATGTCTTCATTTGCTGGTGCATTCTCAAATACTGTATCTACTACTTTGTTCCCTTGTTCTTCTAATTTTTTTATTAAATTTGCTCTTTCTTCTCTTATTTGTTCATTTGTTTTACCTTTCATAGGTTGACTTATCATTAAATTCATTTTATTTCTTCCTTTCATAACATAATAAAAAGAGCAAATACAAAAAGGGGCTTGTACTTACTCTTTATTTTCTACTTACATTTCTCTTGATTATATAAACCTATTAAATAATAGATTTTTTATACTATAAAAAGAGAGAGACATTCATCTCTCTCCTTTTTTGTTGTTACTTACCGTCACGTCCTGGTCTATAATCGCCCAAAGCCGCTCCCTGTGCACCAGTTCTGGTGTTAATGAAGTAATGATCACCCGTATCAACGTCTTTAACGTTGTACTGCGTAAATGATTCATCCTGCTTCTGGCCGTTCTCCCAGCTTACGGTAGTATCGCCGTACTTACCATCATATCTTCCTGTCTCCGAATGTCTGTCTGCCATAATAAGCACTCCTTTAAAATATTATTCAATCTTACGATTGTGCTAATATTATATCACCCTTTTTGTATTATGTCAACAGTATACAAATATAAAAAGAATAGACATTTAAAATATCTATTCTTCTCAACTTAAATAAAAATTATAAGGGGCTTTATTTTTAATTTTTGTCGCATTGGGTTTGATATTTCTATCTGCAACTTTTTATAATTTTTCTATTATAATTATATAATATTAGAAACGAAATTTTAAATACAATTTATGCGAAATTTTAGCGAAATTTTAACGAATTTTATGTGTTTAATACCTCTAACATGTCCTTTAAAGCTACATCTCTTATATTTTGTAATTGTTTTATTGACAAATACTTTGGAAATTCATTTTCATACTCTTTTGCAATTCTTTTCCAATCTCCTTTTTCACTGTCTATATAAAATTTATTAATTACAAAACGTTGTTTTTCACTAAGTATAGTTAATAAATTTTTAACTCTTACTATTTTTTTATTTAATATATTTTCTTCTGCTTCACATTCTATAATTTTTGAATTTATATACTGTCTATCAAATTTATTTATATGGTTTAATTCATTTTTATAATTAGCAACTGTATTTGATACCTTATCAGATATTTTATTTGTATTACTATGTATACTATCATATGCTTGTCCAGCTACTTGCATATTTTCTATTATTTCATTTTCTGTATCTTCATATACTGTTCCTGCATAACATAATTGCTCTTGATATCCTTCCTTTTTTAATTGCACTTCTGTTAATTTTGCCTCATTTTTTTTATGATTTCTTAGCATTATTTCAACATCCTCTTTTATGTATTTACTCATTAGTATACCTCCTCATTAAATAAATAATATATTTTATAATGTTTTCTTACCGTGTTATTTTTCTTTAATGCTCTACTCATTTCTCTTGCTGTTAAATTTAAAAACTTTACCACTTCTTGCAATGTCCCTACTCTCATACATTGCTCATTATTCTTTATATCGTATATTCCATATATATTCATTTGTATTCCTACCTTCTATATTCTTCTTTTAGCCTTTTCTTAATTAGTTTTAATGCTATCTCATAAGCATCATTTTCGTCTTTTAGGTTATTTTCATCTTGCCTTAATACTTTTATTGTCTCTAGTAAATTATTGTTTAAATTTATCTTTTTCTCTATTAATTCTTTTGCTTTTAATAGATTTTTTATTGTTTTAGTCATTTGTATCACCTACTTTTAGTTATTATCTACATATTCTTTTATGTTAGGAATAGCCTGTTTTTTGATTATTCTTGCTATATCTTTTAATATTTGTTCTTTTTCCTCTTCTAAAATATCATTAGCAACTATATCTAATTTTTTAAATATTTCCCTATAATCTTCTGCCTTTGGATTTTCTATTCCTATTTGTGTTAAAAATTTGCATATTCTCATAGGTGTAATATACTTATCTAAAAAAGCATATGGGCTTTTGGTTTCTGAATTTTTTATATGTTTCACTTCTTGAAATTTATCTCCAACTATTTTTATTCTTTTTTCTCCATCTAATGTTTTTATTACTATTCCTTCTCTTATACAGTCTGTCCCTTCCAGTGCAGATTTTTGATTATCTACATATTTTTCTTTTAACTCTACATAACTTGTTAGATTTTCTACTGCTATTTCTGGTACTGTTTTAAATCCTATTTTATTTGATATATCTTTCATTTCTTCTATACTTGCAAATATTCTTGTAAAATCTTCATCTTCTGTTGGTTTATCCTCTATCTCTTTTACCAAATCAAATGCATAGTATGGTTCTATTTTTCCTTGTTTAGCTAGTGAATTATAGTTTATTTTTCCTTGATTTAACCATTCGCCATATAATACATATCCAATTGGTAAATATTCTAGTATTTTGTTTTCTCTTTTTCTAGCATATTTAACAAATCCATTTAATCCATCTTCTCCTGTTAATTCATTAGATCTGCTATATAATCTTATCTTTCCATTATCATTATAAATTGCAGTATTACTTCCATCTATTTTTTCTTGAATTACCACTTTTGTTCCTTTTTCTATTTGATATTTTGTATTATCTGGTCTCTTTATCTTACAATACATTTTCATATTTCTTTACCTTCTTTCTTTTGCTTTATTTTCAAAATATTCTTTAACCTACTTTTTATCATGAATTGGTGTTGTTAATTGTTCTGCCATTAAATCTATTTTTTTATCTTTGTTCTCACACTCTATTACATGTAACATATCATTATGTTTTGATATCTTTCTATCTGCTTGTTTTTTTGCTTTAATTCTTTTTTTGTTCTTCATTCTCTTTTAATACTCTTTTATAATCTGATAAAATATGTTTCATAGATTTTGGTATTTCCAAATCCACTATTTCCCAACCACCATTTTTAAAAAAATCACTGTCTATTTCATTTATAGCACTATTTGCTAAATAATTTTCAACTATTTTTATATCTTCTTCTATACTATTTTCTTTCACTTAAAACACCTCCTAAGGCTTGTCTCCTTTGATATTCTGCTATTCCTAACTCTAAAACTTCATTAACTATTTCTTCGTCTAAAAAGTCAAATCTTAAATTTTCTTTTGGATATTTTTTTCTAAAATAATCTTTTATAGCTTGCCTTGTGTATTCGTCATCTTTTTTTATAATTTCTTTTATTACCCTCTCTTGATACCCCAAAATTGAATTTATGTCGTTTGTCTCATCATCAAGTGCTTTTATGTTGGATACTATTTTATTTTTATTTATTATCATATCTTATTTACTCCTCTCTCTAATACCTTGATAAAAATTCTTTTAATTCTTTTCTTAATCTTTCCCAATCATTTATGTTCTCTAGTAATTTATTTAATTCATCTCTAGTTAATTTTATACAATCCCAATTAGTTTCATCAAAGTCATAACAACTACAATGATAGCCTTCTGCTAAAACAAATTCATCATAATTTGTATCAGGCATTTTTTCTAACAATAATAACCTTTTCATTTCATAATCTCTTTCTGTTGTTGTTGCAAATAATACATTATGCATTTTTATATCTGTTTTATTTTTTAAATTATATTTTTCCATATCTTATTTACTCCTTTACCACTAAATTTGCTTTGATTAAATCTTGTATATATTCTTTTATTTTTTCTTCTTCTCCACTATACCCTATATAATCTCCCCAGTTGCTATTTTTTCTTTTCTTAAATACTAAAATTTTTCTATCAAAAATGTTTATCTGAACTCGATAATCTTTTTCATATTTTCTGTAATAATTATCATATTCTAATAATTCGAATCCGATACTTTTTGAGTTCTTCTAAATTTATATCATCTCTTATTTTTAGCATATCTATTCTCCTCCTAATAACTCTGGATTATCACCAAAGCAACCACTTTTAATCCATTTATAACCTAATTGTACTAAACAACCAAAATCATACCAATCTACATTAGGATTAAAATTTCCATAAGTTTGTAAATACCAGTAGTCTTCATCTTCATTGTATCTAAAACTTGCAATTCCCCATTTGTGGCTGTTATCTACTGCCCATTGATATATCATTATATATTTATGATTTGTTTCTTCTAAAGCTATATCTAAATTATTTATTTTCTTATAATATTCTCTATTCATCTTCTCCTCCTACTTTATAGCAATTAGCCTCAAACTGTTCTTTTGTTAGTATTGTTTTGATTTCATCATTAAATATTGCCATACCATAACCAATATCTAATATTCTTTCACCCTCTGATGTACTAGGCTCATATATTTCTAAAATTCTATATCCATTTACTATATCGTCTACTTCTATCAAGTTTTCTGGTTGTTTGCTATGTTTTGCTACATTATCTTTTTTAAATGAAATGGGTAATTCAAAATTCATTTTTACATATATACTATCTTGATTTATTCCTACTACTTTTCCTATTTCTAAAGCTATTAACCTAAAATCGTTGTTAATTCTTACATACTCTCCTACTTTTATCTCTTCCATTTCTACTCCTTTCTTTTTTTATTTAAATTGTCTTACATAAGGGCCTCAAATGTTACTTGTCCATCTTCCATAATTCCATTTAAAATATCCTCACTTATCATCTTTTCTTTTGCTTGATTATAGAAATCTTTTTTTATTTCAAATCCATAAGCATTTCTACCTAATTCTGCACAAGCCCTTAAAGTTGAAGCACTTCCGAGCTACTGGATCTATTACTACATCCCCTTCATCTGTAAATATTTCAATTAGTCTCTTTAATATACCTATTGGTTTTTGCGTTGGATGTATTTTAGGGTATTGCTTTGAACTATCTCTTTTCCATTCAAACCAATTGAATATCATTTTTCCTTTTTGTTCATCTGTTTTACCATTATTAAATTTAGGTAATTTGTCTCTATAAAGCACTACTGCATATTCAGTTGCTCCTACTATTCTCATATTTGCTTTTAATACTGATGCAGAATAATTTTTTACAAATACTAATGGGTAACTTTTCATTAATCCGTGTTTTTTTGCTTCGTCTATTACCATTTGTATTTGCTCAAAAGCACAAAATACTATCATTGCTGGTGCTTGTCCTTTTTCTTTTAGTTCTTTTTTTAAATACCTAGTACAGAAATCAAAGAAATTATTTATTTTAAAATCATTGTCTGTATCAAAAAAACTTTTTCCAGCAAGTTTACTTTCTCCCTTTTTGTTGTCTCCGTCTATGTACCAACTTGGATTACTTGCATATGCATTATTTCCTAAATTGTATGGTATATCTGCAATAATTAATTGCGCGTGTGGTATTCCATATCTTTTAGCATTTTCAAAGTGGTCATTATATAATTCTATCTTACATTTTTTATTCATCTTTTATATTCCTCTCATTTAATTATTCTTAGTTCCAAATTTGGATAAACTTTTTCAAATATTTTATGCTTTAATTTGAATACATCTGTCTGTATTCCTTTTACATCTTCTACTATTGTTTTGCCATTTTCTATATATTGAAAATCCGCTATATATTCGATTTTCCTAAAAGTTTTACCATTTTTCTTAAAACTATCTTGTAGTAAAAATCTTGGTTGTAATTGTAAATCACTTATTTTGCCTGCTTTTAATAATAGTTTTAGTTCTTTATATCTTTTGCTTTCTTGGATACTATCAAAGATGTAGTCATCTACTATTACTTTTTTATTTCTGTATTTGTTCACTTTTCTTTAGCTCCTTTTCTATGTAATTTTCACATCTCCAAACTCCTTTGAAGTTATCGTTTTCAAGTCTGTTGCAACCTATACATTTCACACATTTACCGTTCTAACGGTGGATAATTATATTTCATAACTTACTCCTAAACATCAAACCAGCCAAAAATTGTTGGTGTACTTTGCCCAGCAACTGCTATTGCCCATTCGTTATGCCATTCCAAATCAATAATATATTTGCAAATATGTGCTAGTTTGTTTTTATTTCTTGTTTTAAATGCTATAAATAATATTTTGTTTTTTCTTCTATATTTTTTTATATATTTTTCTATTTCTTTAAGCGGTGTATCTCCATTTATAGATTGTTCCATATCTCCTAAAAATTCTTCAATTTCATCATACTGTTTCTTGCTTAAATTATGAATTTGTTTGTTTAGTTGATGAAAATATTCAAAATATTCGTCCATAACTACCTCCTAGCTAGTCCTTTGGCATTTCGTATAATAAAATACATTCCATCATTAATTTTATTCGTGTTCTTTCATCTTCTACCTTATATTGTTCAGTAAGCACATAAGTCTTTACTATCTCCTGTAATACTTCTTTTGCTCTTTCTTCTGTTGAATATTCTCCCAAAAATGCACATATCATATTATCGCTAGCTTTTTCTGCTCTAATGCAAAAGCAATTAGGTTCTGTTGCAAATTCTTCATTTGACCAAGTGTCTACATATAATCTAAATATCTCGTTGAAATTAATTATTTCTGTTTTATCTTGACTTACTATTATCATAACTACCTCCTATTATCTTATAGCCTTTAAACTTTGCTATTTGTAATTCTTGTTTTGTAATCCATTTTTGCCATCTACCACATTTGCCACAAAATAATCCCCTTCTGTTGCCTTGTATTTCTACAAACAATTCTTCACTATTACATTTGTTACATTTTTCTATCATAATTACCTCCTAATCAATTCTTGGAATATGATTCATATTTATTGCAATAAAACCGTTTTCTGTTCTCTCGTATACTGCTACTGTTTTTCCAGTATATTGACATTTCTTTTTATCTACTGCTTTTACATATCCCATTTTTTCTAATTCCGTTAGCCTTGGTGCTGTATAATTTCTTTCTGTGCTTGGTATAAATCCTAAATCAAATAATTCTACTGCTAATTCTTTTGCTGTTTTAGGCTTGTCTAATCTATTTAAGATTTGTATATATCTTATTTTTGTTTTATCTTGTATGTCATTAAAACTCATTTGTCTTGTTTTAAATGTTATTGTATTCATTTGTTTATCACTTCCTCTACTTAAATCTTTTATCTATACTCATTAAATCCATAAACAATTGGTCTTGCTCTTCTTCTGTCAATAAAGAATAATCACTACAATTTTTACATTCTGATATAATTCTTATTCTTTCATTTGCTTTTCCTTTTTCAATTTTCGCCTTATACTTATTAAATAAATATAAATAAATATTCTTTACATTCTTGTTTGTGTTACTTTGTTGTTCTTCTGTTGTTACTTTGTTGTTACTTTTTAATTCTTCAATTTGATAATCTTCCCATTTTTTAATGCTTACAACTGAAAATTTGTTGTTACTTTTTATACTAATCATTTGTAACTTTTCTAATAATTTTATGTATTTGTAAATAGTACTTTCTGTCATTTTTAATTCTTCTGATGCTTGTTTTCTTCCAAATACAAACTCACCTTTTTTTAATTTTACTATTTGTTGTCCTACTAACTGCTCTCTTTCTCTATGTGTTGCTTTTAGTAGACACCAAATCCAAATTTTCAATGCTTTTTCATTCTCAAATATGGGAGAATTTAATAATTTTCTAAATAATTTTATATAACTTGTATTTTCCATATCTCCCACCTTTTACAATATCAGGGATAAAACTTTATTTTGTCTTATCCCTGTTGTCTAATCTTTTATTTCTATTCCATATGCAACACAACCAAATCTAATATCATTGTCTGCTTTATCTTTCTCATATTTATATTTATTTCCATTAATGCTTGTAACTTCTAAACCTTCTGGAATTACAGGTACTAACCATAAAGGAAATAGCCATAAATTAGGTTGTTCTTCATCCCATTTTTGGAATCTTAATTCTTTTGCTTCTTCAACTGTTATTTTGGTAAAATCTATATGTTTTTTTATTTCTTCATAAAATGTTTTGAAACTTTTTTTATTATTTTCTATTTTTAGTTCATTACTCCAATCATAAATTATTGTCTCTACTATTTTATTAACTAGCCATGTTAAACAATTTTTAACTTCTTTTTTCATTTTCTTTTCCTCCTAATATTTTTTATAAATTAATTTTTCCTTGTTCCAATTCGTTCCATAAATGCCTTTTAAATAGTTTTCTATGTAGTCCTCATATAATATTGTATTTTGCCCAAAATCTTCCTCATAATGGCATTTGAGGCATAATGTAACTATATTCTCTTCTATGCCTAATCCACCGTTGACTTCTTTTTATAAAATGTGCATTTGCACAAGTCTTTGAAACATATCTTCCACAACAAATGCATCTATGATTATCTCTGTTCCATACTATTTCTTTTACTTTCTGTGATATTTCACAAGCTTTACTTCTTTTGCTCATTTTTACCCCAGCTTTCTAATAAACTATTTATTTCTGCATCTGATTTTGTTTCTATGTCTAACTGCTTACATTCTTGTACTACTAATTCAATTAATTTTGACATTTCAGCCGTATTATAGACACTAGACCCATAATATGTAATTACATTTGTAAAACCGCTCTAATTTGCTTTTCATTGTTTCTGTAATCCATCCTAGACCATGATTACTCCAAGCTTGTCTAAATCTTTCTACAGCTTCATTCTTTACTGGTATAACTTCATAACTTCCAATGTTCTTAATTAAATCTCTGTATATTTCTTCTTTGGGTATATGTAGCTTATCTTGTAATTTTCCTAATAGTACCCAGCAATATGCATTACTGTCTAAACTTCTTTTTTGTCTATATTCTTTTATTTCGAATTGTTTGTCTTTTGCTTGCTCTAGTAAATAAGTTATTATTTTGTTACTTGTTCCTACCATATAAACACCTACTCAATAACTTTTGTTAAATCAGTTCCTAGTTCTAAATAACTATCAATTATTTGTCCTTTTAGTAATTCATCGTCTCCTGCTTGCCTTAATGCTTCTTTTCCAAACATATAATGACTAGATTTATATACTACTTCTTGATTTTCAGGAACCACTATTTTTATTTTTGAATTTTGATTATATAATTCGTGCCATCTATGTGTTTTATTATTTATTTTACTTAGTTCATACTCCAGTCTTTTAAGTTGTTGTAAATTTAATTCTTCTAACCTACACCATATTTCTTGATTTATTTTCAATGATAAATCGCTTACAACAATTCCTTGTTTTCTACATAATTCATTTATTGCAACCTTAACTATTTTCATTGCTTCATCATAACTTATAAATATATTGTTATATATTTCTTCCTTCTTGTTTCTTTGTTTAAATTGTTCTACCTTGTCCATATCTTGTCCACTAGCAATTCCATTATCTATGCCAAATCCACAAAATCCTAATGCTCTTCCTATTGCTGATGTTTCACAATTTTCTAACATTGATATTGAATTTACTAACCCTTTTTTTATTTCACTTGCATACCCTGTTGCTAATTCTTTCTCATTTTCATCATATATTGTTGCTTTTACTGTTACATCATTTTCTGTTTTATCTATAATTTCCGTTATAATTCTTCCATTTGGGTTTAATTTTCTAAAAGCTAATATTCTTTCGCTTACCTCTGCATATTTTTTCCCTTTTATATCTGTCTTTTTTATTTCTGCATTTACTTTTTCAATATCTTTATACTCCATCTTCTAACACACACTCCTCATTAATTAATTCAAATACACTTGGTTCTTCTACTTCCTTTATTTCTTCTTCAATCCAATTTCCACTGAAAAACCAATCGATTGTACTTTCTATATTTTCTATTTGTTCTTGTGTCATTTCTCCATTTTTGCCTTTTGGTGTTACAGTTATTCCCAATCTATTAAGTACATATCTTTCTGCTTCTTCTTTATAAACTACTTCATCAGTAGTTATATTTCTATAACATTTCATTTTAATTCTCCTTTGACATATCTAATATTTAGTGATATACTAAAATAGATATGAATTTATATAAGTTCTTATTTTGAACTAATTTTGTGATTGGTAGTCTGAAATTAGTTCTTTTATTTTGCTTAAAATTGCTTTTTCATTGTTATATGAATTTGAAGTTGCTATTCTTTTTATTCTGTCTATTAATTCTTTCTGTTCATCATTTTCAAATCTTAAATCTTTATTTTCTTCGTGTACTGCTAAATTTTCGTTTGTTAATTCTTTATTTTGTTTTTGTAAGTCTGCTATTAATATGTTTCTGTCTTCTATTTTTCTTTCTGCATTTTTTAAATTCTTTCTACTTGCATTTACTAAGCTTTGTAATTCTTTTGTTTTTCTAAACATCTCTTTCAACTCCTTTCTTGTAAAATTTTGTAAATTAATGTATAATACCCTCGAAAGAGAGGTCATTATTATGTTTGTTTGGTTCATTTCTTTAAATGCTACTGATAAAATCGCATTATTTGCTCTTGTAGTTGCTTTATATGGCGCTATTTTATCTACTATTCTTTATAATAAAGAAAAATTTAATTTAAAATTTATAAATCTTGGTATTAATTTTGTAACTCTTTCTCCTAATGATGTAATATCAAATGACTTTGAAGAAGAATTTGTAACATATAGTAAAAATCTATATACCATAGCATTATTGGTTAGAATAAATAATTGCTCTAAAAATCCTATAACAATAACAGATTTCATATTAAATAAAAAACAAGATCGGAAGAGCGTCGTGTAG